CGCCCCGCCACATGCAACCGTGGTACAGCCAATGCTTGCATCGCTATCATCCCGACAGTGACGACTTGTGAAGTTGAACAAGACAATAGCATCTTTATGTTACTCTTGCAACATGCCAAAAAAGAAAATGACAGAACCAAACCCAACACCAAACAAAGTTGACTGGAACGGTTCACTGGCAGATTTCAAAAACGTTACTGTAAACAGTAAGCCAGCTGGTGCAGCAATCACCAACAAAGGTGGAACATACACCCCACCAGCAAACGCCTCAAAAGCCTATACAGGACCGAACCTGACGGCAATCAACAAAAAGTTTGAATCAAGCAAACTAGAAAAAATTGGAAACGTAGTCGGCGAAGCAAGCGGAGTAAAAGACCTACAACGTGTAGTAAACAATCCAACAAAAGAAAACATTGCTTGGGCTGGATTATCAGCAGCAGCATACGTTGTCCCAGGACTAGTGTCCGCTAAAGGTGGACGCGCAGTAACCCGCGCAGGTGAATCAGCAGTAATCGAAGTTATGTCAAACCGTGCAGGCGCAGAAGCAGCAGCACGAGCAGGTGTAGACGTAACCAAATCAATGATGTTAAAAAACCGTCAAGGCGCACTTATTTCTGGCGGCAACCAAGTAGCACAACTGTTCGGGCAGAAAGTAACTACCACTGGACCTAAAAGCGTTCCCGCAGTTTATGCTGCCACCCAACGCATGATGAACCAAGCAGCAGACGTAGCACAAGCAATCAAAGCCGCAGAAATAGCAGGCAAAGTAAGCGCACTAAAAAATGTCCGCGCAGCAGTTATGGCAACTAACGTGGTTACAGCAAAAGGCAAAAACAAAGCCAACACCATAAAGAAATAACATGGCACCTCGCAAACCAAAAAAATCCGAACCCACCCCACCTAGCATCCAGGGTGTTGATTGGAATGGTTCTTTAGCAGACTACAAACAAGCAACCGTTGGAAACGTTAAACCTGGTGGGACAAAAGTAGTTACAGAAAACCGTGGTCCAGACACAGGAATGTTCGCTGGCTCAGGAACCCCACTCAACTCCTCTATCGGCATGACCGACACCTCCCGCAAAAATGTAACCAACGTAATCAAAAACCTTGCCATCCAAGAAATAGGTGGAGCGGCAATCGGCAAACTAGTTGGCAAAGCCGTATCTGCCGCTCGCCCAATGTATTACGGAATCCACGGGTCACCAACTTCGGGTTTGACAAAACTCACCCCACAAATCGGCAAGAACACCGAATCATTCCTGGGCAATATCGAAAAAATTGGCACATCTTCCGCTAACACACCAAAAGTATTTAGCTACAAACCGCGTGTAGAAAACGTTCTATCAGTAACTGATTATGCCGCAACGGTTGGCGGACCAGGAACAGGCTCGGCGTATGTAGTTAAAACCCCAGCAAAAAACATTATGTCCAACATTATCAATACCAGCAAAGCGGTATCTGCCTCCGACGCGTTTGCAGCAACCTCACTAGCAGGCGAACAAATGTCAAGCAAAGCAATGAAAGTTGTTAAAGAGTTCCCGATGAGCAACTACACAAAGCGCACCTATGACACCATGGAAGCAGCTTGGGAAACCTCACAAAACTTTTCACCATTAGCAGGACAAATTAGTCGAGCAATCCAAGCCGACAAAAAACTACAGTCCTCAATCATTACTGGTATGGTTAAAGGCGTTACACGCGCCAACACAATAAGGAAAAAGTAGTGGCACCTCGTAAACCTAAACGCCCAGACTATTCAGGTTCACTAGCATCCTACAAACAATCAGTAGCAGACAAACCAAAGAACTTAGACCTGCCATCACCAACCGATGTAGTTAACTGGGCATCAGGCATCGTTGCATCAGGAAGAACCGCCGCAGGACAAACCCAACCACTAACCCCAGGCGACCAAGGACTACGCACCCTAGGACAAGGCATCTCCCTTGCCAACACCATGCTCAACCCATATGCGAACACAACCCGCAAAGCATTAGGTGCAGCAGTTAACCGTGACCGCCAATCACTCACCGCACTATCAAAGTCCGCTGCACTTGACCTAGCAATCACAGGCGGAGCAGCAGTCGCAGCAAAAGGCGTGCAACTAGGAATCAACGCAGCAGCAAACTCAGGTATCCCTGCACGAATCGGAAACAAAATAACAGGACAAACAGTCCTCGTACACGGCTCCCCAATCCGTGGCATCCAAGAATTAAAACCAAGTTTGTCACGAGCAATACCAGACGAAGCACGAGTGTTTGGTATGCGAACCGACGTTCCACTAAAAGCACAAGGTTCAACACAAAGCGTTGTAACTGGGTATGCAGAAGGTAGTTCATGGGCAGATAGAGGACTTAAAGTGCCTGAAGGTGGTGGTTCACTTTATGTGTTTAAAACACCAAAGAAAACAACAGACCTACCTGTTTACCCTAAAGCGCCAAAGACACCACAGTTCACCGAATCAGGTCGACCAATCATCCAGTTCCCACCATCAGTAGCAACAAGTTCTAAATCACCAGGAACAGTTGTTGGAGAAGTCCAACTACGAGGAAAAACACCTGGAGAAGTACAAGCCGCGTTAAGGGCAGAACTTAAAAAAGCTGGAGCAAAAGCAGAACCAAACATTGTAGAAAAAATGATGAGCAAAGCCGAAGCCAAAAAATTGGCAGCCCGCGCAAAAAACAATCCATCAGTCGTCTAAGGTAGTCCCGACATGGGAACCAAACGTAAAGTCGCACCAGAAGACAAAGCCAGATTCTTCGCAGCCATAGCAGCAGGCTCATCAATCACCGAAGCCTCACGCATCGCAGGCGTACACATCAACACAGGCTCAAACTGGTTAGCCAAATCCAAAGCAGCCAAAGCAAAACTAGACCAAGCCGTACTCGAAGCCACCCGTGTCCGTGGCAAAGGCGGCGGCGTACAACACAAACAATACGAACAAGACCTCGACGAAGCCACCAACCTACCCCCAGCCATCCCACTAGGAAGACTCTGCCCAGAAGCACAACGCGGTCTAGAAGACTTCGACTTCTTCCGCCGCTACTACCTAGGACGAGTCCCATCACCATGGCAAGTAGAAGCCGCAGTCACCCTCGTAGAACTCCTAGAACACCCCGAAAAAGAATTCGTAGTACTCAACGTCCCACCAGGCGCAGGAAAATCCACCCTATTCCACGATGTTGCCGTATGGGCAATCGTACGCAACCGTTCAATCCGCGTCATGATTGGCTCAATCTCCCAAGCAATGGCAAAACAATACTCACGACGCATCCGTGAAACCCTCGAACGCCCACAACCAATCCACCCAGACCCAGAAATAGTCAAAAAAGGACTAGCAGTAGACGCAATCGGCTGCCTATCCATCGACTACGGCAGGTTCAAACCCTCCGACAAAGGCGCATTATGGCGTGCAGAAGAGTTCGTAGTAGAACAACTAGACGGAAACGGACTAGACAACAAAGAACCAACCGTCCGCGCCTACGGTATCGACTCAGAATACATCGGTCATCGTGCCGACCTATGCCTATTCGACGACGTAGCGTCCGTAGACAACGCCCGTGAAGGCGCTACACGTGACAAAATGCTCGAAAGATGGGACCAAGTAGCCGAAGCCCGCGTAGACCCCGCAGGACTCTTAGCTGTCGTAGGGCAAAGACTAGGAACAGGCGACCTATACGCCCATTGCCTCAACAAAATCTCTTACGATGTGGATGAAACCGACTACGACGGCATGGACATGACCACCCCAGAGTCTCTAGCTGCCACAGAACCATCCAAAAGCCAGAAATACAAGCACATCGTATACAAGGCATACTACGAAGAACTAGACACAGGTCCAGCATCACGCCGATACGACGCAAAACCCTACCCTGAAGGACCACTCCTAGACCCTCAGCGTCTCTCTTGGAAAGATTTGTCCTACATCCGTTACTCAAACCCCCGAACCTTCAAAGTTGTCTACCAACAAGAAGACGACGCAGACGATGCCAACCTCATTTCCCGTGTTTGGGTCACAGGCGGACTAGGACAAGACGGAGTTCTCTACCCAGGATGCATCGACAACGACAGACTCCCAGGACAAATCCCTGAAGGACTCGGACCACCCGTAATATCCATCATTACTGTCGACCCATCACCGTCACAGTTCTGGGGAATCCAATGGTGGCTCTATCAACCCCACACCAACCTGCGATACCTCATCGATGTCGAGCGAGTCAAGCTCACAGCCGAAGAACTTTTGGGTTATGACACCACATCACAAACATATTCAGGACTATTAGAAGACTGGACCAACCGTGCCTTCGCATACGGCTACCCTGTATCACATATCGTGGTAGAGGTCAACGCCGCCCAACGATTCCTCCTCGCCCACGACTTCGTACGCAAATGGCAAACACGACAAATGGTCAACATCATCCCCCACACCACACACCGAAACAAATTCGACGAAAAACTCGGCATCGAAGCACTACTCCCACCTCTCTACCGTGCAGGCGCAGTCCGACTCCCATCAATGCGCGGCAACTGGAAAACACTCGCACTAGTAGACGAACTCACCAAATGGACACCAGACAAAAAGAACGGCACCGACCTCGTAATGGCAAACTGGTTCGCAGAACTACACTTCCCGAACGTAAGCGGAGTCAAACTCCCACCACGACAATGGCGACCAACATGGATGCTACAAGGCTAATATAGTACAGTTGCGTTAGTCATCAAAAAACCAAGGAGTTTACTCTAAGTGCTATCCGTCGAACAAATTGTCGAACTTTACAACGCACGACGCGAAGCACAAGGACCAGTCCTGCGTCGCATGCGCGAAGTACGCGACCTAGCCAACGGCGACGTAGTAATCCCACTTTCAGAACTAGACCGCAACGCACGCACAAACGTAGCGAACCTCCTCATCCAAGGCTTGGACCAAACATCGATGCGTATTGCATCAACCATGCCGATGCCATTTTTCCCGCCAGTAAAACAAGGCAAC